GAGGTGAGCAAAGACGTGGGGAACGTACGGAATCAGGGGCCGCGATTGATCGAGCCTGTCAAAGAATCTGACGATTGACCTGGTTTCGGACAGCAGAGCTGTGAGGGTTGCCGATCAATGCGAACCGATGCCCGCCGCGGCTTACTTCATTTATGATGCATGTCAAACTAAAGGGAGAACACGATGAAACCAAGGATCCTAGCCTTACTGGTTATTGCAGTTACTGTACTGTCCGGATGCAATCACTTTAGCCAAGGCGAGTATCGGGGCATACACCGAGCAGGGACGATCCCGTGCAACGCAACACCTCCAAACCAGCCGGGCTGTTACTGAAGGTATTGAAGGACGCCGAGAATCGTCGGTCTGAGCTTGCGGATGCCGGTCTGCGCGGTGGAGGCCGCCAAGTATAGGCCCAGGTCTCTCGCGTTCTGCCGACGTTCAATTACCCATCAATGCTCTGCACTGCACCGCCTGTTGCCAGCCGATGGCGGCCGTGCGCGTGATTATTTTGATGGAGCCTGCTGAGGCCGGGATGAGGGCTTTAGCCACATGAGACGCTCGGCGACATTGTATGCGTCGATAGCGCACTCAACGCTGGCTGTGATTGAATCGCACCCTTTTCTTCACCCAACTCTCGATCAGGCCGATTTCAACAATGACCAATGATGCTGTCTCGCAGCGAAGACATGACGTTATTCGCGCCCAGGTGCTCGGGCTGATCTTCTTCATCGCATGTCTGGGGCTTGCGGCCTCGGCACTGAGCTACCTCCTCCAGTATTTGCAAATAGGGATGAATGCCCAGATACCCGTGTTTGCGACAGTACGTATCCCAACACCCTCGCAGCTAAACCCTGAGCCCGTTGAGAGATCAGTATTCATCCTTCTTGCCGCGCTTGCCCCCATTACCTTGGTCATTGCCGGGAAACTGTTCCGAGGATTCAACCCCAGCCTATTGGGACACACCCTCCTGGCCACGGCAGCTTGCATTCTATTGGTCGCGCCTTTTGTCAATTCTGATTTTGTGGGCGTAATGTTCTTCCCTACCAGCCTGGCAAACGCCAACAGGCTGATCATGTTGACACTCGCGGTGCTGCTTTCAGCCGCAGTGCTGTCAGTTAGCCTGAAGGGCAATGCCGCACGCCGTAATCACATGGGCTGGACCATCGGAGCAGCTATGGCCGCTGCGATAATCTTTCAGGTGGCCCCTTACCGGATCGCTTCAGACCGAATGGTAACGTTCGCAAGCCAATGGTCGGTAAGCTACGACGCTGCCACCTATGCGCTGACCCAAGTCGTTGCGGGAAAGACCCTTCTACACGACCTGCCTTCTCAATATGGTCTGTTTCCGGAGCTGATAGCGCCGCTCTTCAAACTCATACCCATCAGCGTTTTCACGGTCAGCACCTTGTTCATCGTCCTTCAGGTGATCGCGCTTTCGTGCCTTGCTGCCGTGCTGCATCTCCATGTCCGCAATCCCCTCCTTCGGGCCATGACATTCTTGTGTCTTTTGATATCGACAGGGTTGTTTCTGTACCTCAACGACATCAAGGCAGAGATGTATGTCCAGTACTACCCGATTCGCTTCATCTGCCCTTCCGTGGCGTTATTCCTTTTCGCCGGCTATTGCCTGAAGCCAACGCGGACAAGGCTGGTGGCGTTGGGTGTCGCATCAGGGGTCGCCGTGTTCTGGAATTTTGATTCCGGCATTCCGGTGCTGGTCTCGATCGGCGCCACGCTATTGGTGAAGCCGCTTTTTATCCAGCCGCTGCGATGGAGAGTATTGTGGCCAGCGTTCGCATTCTCGAGTTTTGCAGCCCTTACCTTTGGGCTACTGATGGCGATCCTGAGACTCAAGGCGGGTGGGCCGCTCGGGATTCAGGAAGCCATCTCGTCCCAGAAACTGTTTTACGGGTCTGGGTTCATGATGCTGCCCATGCCGCTCACGTTCCATCCTTGGCAACTAGTTTTGGTAGCGTATGCCGCGGCGGCAGTCGCGGCCGTATCAGCATGGCGTCGGGACGTTGATAACCACGTTTATGATGTGTTGTTCTGTGCGGCGATAATGGGCCTTGGCCTGTTTACTTATTATCAGGGCCGATCTCATATTTTCTGTCTGATGATGGTGCTGTGGCCTGCGCTGATCGTTGGTGCCATCCTGACCGACCTGATACTCCGCTCTATACGCAAGCGCTCGACGTCCTCTATTTCAGCCCTACTGGCACTACCGTTCGTATTCTTCGTGAGCCTAGGCACCGTTACGCTGGCCTTCTCAGCGCGAGACCTGGTCGTGGCCGGTGTCAGCAATGTCGCGGACTTTGATAAGGATCGAGACCCTTTGATCGCAAGTGAGCTAGCTTTCCTTCGTGCAACGTCCAAGGGCCGCGACTGCCTGATACTGGCCCAGCGCCAAGCGATCTATCATGCGGAATTGAAAACAGAGTCGCCTTTGGACGGGCCAGGTCTGATAGAAACCCTCCTGCAGAGTGACCTTGATGGGCTCATGGATGGTGCCCTCAGCAAACCGCTGGAATGCATCTATCTGGGCGTCGGTTCATATTCGCAGACATTACTGAAGCTGGATGACGACAAACTCATCTCGAAGTATCCCGTGAGCGCTCAAAACGATCTCGGCACCCTTCTTTTGTTGGAACCCTCCACATCAGTGCCTGCTCAGTAGAGAGTCGCCGTTGGACTAATCCGGCACTTGCGGCTAATCACTTGGTCATCACCGATGATGACTTCCCCTGACCAGAGGCGCGGTCACACCTTTCGGATGCCGAACTGCGCCACCTTAACCCTTGAGTCCTGAGAGATCCCCGCGGCCAGATACAGACCCATGCGCGAGGTGACGACGGTCTCCGTGGCGTCGCCGGTGTACCGCTGCGTCTCAAGCGTGCCCTTCCAGTTCGCCGGCAGCGTGAACGGCTCCTGGTACTTGTCCATTGACCGGTAATAGATGGTGGTGGACGCGCCAGTCACCGGCTTGGTGATGATCAGTTCTGCCTCCCAACCGAGGATGCCCCGACTGTTGCCAACGATCTCCGGTGCCGAAACCATCTCGATGACGTCGCCGGCCAGCAGGTTCGACAGCGTGATGTTTGCGACCGGCTGCACGTAGATGTAGCCGCCAGCCGCCGCCATTGTTCCGGCCAACTCAATGCACTGCGCCTCGCCATAGACGGCAGGCTCTTTGTACCAGCGGCTAGTGATGCCGGTCAGGCCCGACCCGGAGGCCTTGTAGTTGTCCGCCAGCACCGACCCTGCGACGGGGTTGACCGATGCGTTGATGACGCCTGTGATTCCGGCCATGAGCGGGTTGGCGTTCAGGCAGCCGAACGGGCGAATAGCCGAGTACAGGTCGCCTGTATCCGTAGGCAGCGGCACGCCGAAGAATTCGAAGTTGGCATTGACCACCGGCACGCAGCGGGACTGGATGAAGTCTGCGCCGATGATGTTCGGGTGCAGATCATCGACGGTCATATCTTGGGTGAAGCCGTCCCAGATATTGACCACCGGCACGAACTGCCGGACATAGCCCAACACCCAATCCTTGTAAGCGATCGCGTCTGCCAGCGCCTGGCCGGTCAATGCCTTAGTGCCGAAGCGCGGCGTGCCGGTTCCGACGATCAGGTATTTGCCCGGCGTGTTCTGGAACGCCATGATGGCCTTTATGACGTTTGCCTTGCTGTCGGCCAGGGTCATGCCCGCTGTGGTGCTGTCGTTCGTACGCGACAGCAGCATCCACAGATCCGCAGTGAGCGAAGCCAGGCAGGAAGGCAGCCGCGGCATGAACTGGCCGGAGTGGTCGCCGACCTTCCCCTGATTGTCCAGGTAGCTCGGGAACAGTCCGGTCTTTGCCGCGATCGCGCCCGCATAGCCGTAAGCCTCGGTACCGAAGGCAGTAGCCGCGACGGTGTGGCAGTTCGCACTGAAGCTGTCGCCCAGCAACCCAAGACCGCGACGGATGCGGCGGCGTGTTGGCTGACCCTCGGCGAGCAGGCTCATGCGAATACCTCGAAGGCGGCGCCGCCTGCCGGCACGAACCGCACCGTCGCTTTCGGTATGTTGAGCTGGTATGCACCATCATTCCAAAAGGTGTCAGACGTCACCCAGTTAGTATCCATTTTGAGCTGGACAGCCACCGAGCCACCGTTTGCCTTCACGCCCAGCGTGACGCGCATCGCTCGCATGTAGGTTTCTTCTTTTGTCGTCGTCTGCACAGCACTCTCCGTCAGGGTCTCCCCTTCCAATGTTCGTCGTTGGGATCAGGGCACGTCGCGGAAGAAAACGTGGTTGCCGAGCTTCAGAGTCCGCTTTGCCTTGGCCGCCCAGTCCGGTGCCTTGGGCATGGTGGCCGCGTAGTAGTGGGTCGCCCCGCCGGTAGGATCCGCCACCTTCCCGTCGATCACCTGGTCAGCAGCAATTCGACACTGCGCCAGCTCGCGAAACGGGATCTTCCGGGCGTTAATTAGAAGCTCGTAGTTAGGGTCGTTTTTGTTCCAGCAGCTGAACTGGTACGGCTTCTGGCAAACGCCAGCGTAGCCTTCGCCCCACCACGATTTATCCTTGCCGTCGTTCACGCGGTTGCGGATGGTCCAGGCCACGGCCACCATCCCGGTCAAACCCTCGCCGCGCGCTTCGCCCCACAGCGTGCGCGCCAAAACATCACGATCCTTATCAGTCGCGGTCATCACTTTCTCCAGACGAAAAAAAACCGCTGAACGCGGCTGGGGAGTTACTTGGGTTGATCGGGCCATGAAGGGGGGGTGAGGGTCAGATCAATCCGATTGACCGCCGAGCGGTACTTCTTCCACTTTGTGAGTAAAGCCACTTCTGCAGTCGTGGCATCTTCCAAATCAACTGCGTCCTGCAACGGGTTGATAGCCCTTGTCGCGACGTCAAGAAAATAATCTCTTTGGAAAGTATTGCGCTGAAGATTCTCTTCAGCCGTAAGGGGCGGTGGCGGCGGCACTACAGGCGCAACGAATGCCCCATCCACGAATGCCCAACCTACCTGCGCTACGTCAGATTGGACTGCCATGAATCCATCACCCGGCGACCACTGCGTCACCCCATCCCACAAACAGAGACCCGTCACCATTTCAGTCGCCAACTCTATTGTGGCGTATCGCTGGACGGTCCCCAATTCCTGAGCATCCGTTACGGGAAATTCAACTGAGCTGCTGTCGTTTACCATGTCATCACCACTCAATATTCAATCGCTACATAGCCGGGCGAGCCCGGACCGCCGACGTTTCCGGAAGATGTTGCCGTCCCTCCATAGGAGCCGCCTGCGCCGCCCCCGCCTGCGCCGTAGGCAAATGCGGAATTTCCGGGAAGACTTGAGTTGAGGGCCGAACGACGACCTCCGCCGCCGCCGCCAAGAGGAGAATTACCGCCGGCGCCACTTATCGCTCCGTAACTGGTTGAAATGTCAGAAGCATCGCCGCCGTTCGGAAAGCCTGCGCCGCCCGGCCCCCCCGCCCACGATTGAGAGGTCGATCCCGCTGCACCCGGGCCACCGCCACTGCCGCCGTTCAATG